AAGGTCAGAGAGTGTATGTGACAGAAGTTGTGGCAGAGACATTTCAACTTTTAGAAAGCCCTAAAGACCGAGAAAGTGGTTATCAACAAAAAGTTGACAACCAGTCAGATTTTAGCAGAAATAACAATCTGAGTGGGAATCCTATGGATATCTCAGACGATGACTTGCCGTTCTGATGATATGGACTGGATAGATTGGGCTTTGTTTGAGCCAAAAAACAAAAAGGATATAGTATCAAAAATCGAAAATGACGGGTACACATACCCGCATTACGACAAAGCGAAGAGAGGTATGAAATACGTGATATGTACGGATGCAATCGCAAGAGACTGCTGCGCGGCAGGGATCACACTAGAAGATGTATACCCTCTACAGACAAGTTTGTTTTAAAAACGGAGACAAAAATGAATGAACCAATCATTTTAGAGTTTGAATTAAATCGCAAGCAGATGATATCTGCAAATGACAGACTGCACTTCCAGAAGAAGGCTAAGCTTACACACTTCTTGCGAGAGCTTGCTAAATACAAGGGATCAGATGTGTTGAGAGACTATTTTAGATTGCCGTTTTCGGAAGAGAAGCCGTGCAATGTAAGAGTGATAACATTCTCTCCAACAGCAAGAATTTACGACCCTCCGAACTGGTCACCTACCAGCAAGGCATTGCTAGACGGTCTGACAGATGCGGGATGCTGGATAGATGATAACTACAACATCATCAAAGAAACCAGCTTCTCTCACGGTGGGAAGTCTGGAACGAAGAACTACAAGATTAAATTAGAAATTGTAGAGGTGAAAACATGAACAACGTAAACCGTTTCTACTCAATCATCGAAGAGAAGCAAAGCAATTACAAGAATGTGTTTGAATTTCTGCGCACGTTTATATCAAGCGAAAAAGAGGTGAGTTATACAGCTAGCGCCTCTGTTCGATAAAACATTCTTTGAAACGTGTCTGAGGGAGAAAATGGACTCAGCCAAGATAAGAGACAGGGATGTCGAGATTGGGCAGAAGTATTTATTAAAAATTGAGAGCACGCAGAACACGACTGAGGAAGAGCGATTGAGAAAATTAAAACGCAAACTCAAGCGTGAGATGCATTTGGAGAAATCGTGGGGGATTTAAAGTGAAATTACAAACTGGAGACTACGTAAAGGTTTTGAAAAGCAGTGAGTTCTTTAAAATCGTACAAATTAAACATATTTACGGAAATACAATCGAAACAACACATGGGCTTTATCTACGGGATACATTAGCAAATAGGTTTGATGGTAGATGTAGAATTTCTGGGCTTGTGAAATGGGAGGACATGAAATGAAATCAACAACTGAAATGGACTTCAACAGAATCAATGTAGGGGAGATCAAAGAATGAGTAAATTTGAAATCTATTTATCCAAAAACGACCTTGAACATATCGCTAACGGGTATGATGTGAAAATAAAAATCAACGGAAAAAGATTTTTGAACACAAATGAAATCATTTTGAGGCCTGCATTGATGAATGATGTCATGAATCCGATATTGAATTATAAAAATAAAATAATTGATACCGAACAACAAAATATTGTTAATAATTTCATGGGAGGTGCAAGATGATTCCAAAATTTAGGGTGTGGGACAAGACCGATAAGGAAATGTATTTAGGGGATGAAATTCCAGATTATTTGAGAGGAACAGGAAGATGAATTACAAAGTAACAGTAGATGGGAAAGAAATTGAATACGGAGCACTAGTTGAAAAATCACGTTTTTCGGAAAAAGAATGGTCTGCAATCTATGCGGAAATTGTAAAGCAAAATCAGCCAGAAGTCTTCGAGAAGAAGAAAGATGATGTTGAGTATATCGATGTTTTGGGAGCATTAATTGCACTTGAAGAACGATATGAGGCGTTACTTGAGCTATTACCTCAAGATGAATTTTCTTACGCTGGCACACATCCAAAATGGGTAGCTGATGCAGTAGCAGAAAACATATTGAATAAAGAGGATACAATAGCAGATGTCTGTGACATGCTTGGTCGTTGCGATACATTAAGTAAGTTGCAAGAAGATTTAATAGAGTATTTTGAATTGGAGGACAGTAAATGAAACCGAATGAAGCGAAAGGATTAGGAAATGAACTCAGATAAATTTTTAAATAAGTTTACTTACTTAATTATGTGCGTATTTGTTGCTGTCGTCTGCTTTGGGTTTTATAAGCAATTCGAAGCAAACCAAAATCTAAACGACAAAGTATTTAGACTTGAAAAACAAAACGCTGAAATCACTGAGCAAGTAGATAAGCTCAATAAGACGATTGATACAGAGATTGCTAAGAATTTGAAAGAAACGGCGGAGAGAAATAATGTTGGAGGATAAAATAGAGCAATTAAAGCATGCGAAGGAATGCTATTTGAGAGATCTTGAGCCAGAGCGCATGGCTATTGTGCAGAGAGATTTTGGTCTGCAGGTAGCATCAAAGCGCAGGGATTGGCTGAAGAAGCAGGTTAAACGATGTGACGAGGAGATTGAATGTCTGAAGAAAGAGTGATTCCGCTTTTGCCAGAAATCAACGAAAAAAGGACGATTCGTAAGGCAAAAGCGAAACTAAGAGAGTATCCGAAATGGCGAGAGATTGCTTGCGACGAAGCTATCCAGAAAGTGACGCAGGAATTTACTTTTGAAATCCGTGGAGCAAGCGGGCCTAATAGGCCTATCGAGAATCTGGCGATTAGACGGGTAGATGCTCTGTCTGAGTTGGAAGAGATCGAGCAGGCAGTATCGAGGCTATTTAATCCAACCTACAGATTCATTCTGTATTCGAGGTTTCTCAAAAACGCGCCTGATTCTGCGTATGTCATCTACACAGAGTTAGGAATTGAGAAGACGCGATATCAGGAATTATTAGACAGGGCCTTGTTAGCATTTGCCTGGCAGTATCGCTGTGCTGTGTTGGTCTGCGAAAAGCGGTAAAAATGCGGTAATTTTGCGGTAAAAATGCGGTAATTGTTAGGCTGAAATAGTGATAAAATAGTAGTATCAAAGATTTGGCAAGAGGTCTTTGATGTTCTAATTCCTTTAAACTTCCGGGGAGAGAATGGTAGATTTTAACCTGATGCGATTTCAGGCTCTCTCTTACATAACCGCAAACAATAAAATTTAGAAAATCGTACAGTATCGCGCCTTTGCGGTTAGGGCGCATCTTGGGAATAATGGTTAAGAGGTCTTCAAGTCTCCTTATGTTATTTTTTTAATGTTCATGTTCGTGTTCATGGTTACCTCGCAAAAACCTTTTTCAAAAAATCACCTCTTCTGGTTCGATTCCAGTAATTCCCATTATATCTCTGTGAGTAGCTATCACAGTAGAGGTATAGGGCGGTAATTAGATTTAGGCTGATTAACCTGTAGGACAGAGATAAAGTAGCGCTATATTAAGCTCTGGTGGGGGAAGCACCCACTTACCGCATACGGTCACTCATTGAGTGGCTTTTTATTTTGTAAAAAGTGGAGGTGATGGAAAATCGCTAAATTAACTCTAAAACAACAAAGATTCGCTGACGAGTACATCGTCAGTGGGAAAAAAGTTGGTTTTGTCTATTGCATAGAAAATCTTGTAAATCATAAGAAATATATTGGAATTACTACTAGAACAATAAATGAACGCTTTGCTGAACATTGTAAGGCTACTTCATTTATTGGGAAGGCTATACGAAAATATGGGGTGGATAATTTTTGTGTATATGAATTAGATAAAGCAGATTCTCACGAAAAATTATGCGAGCTTGAAATTTATTATATTGAAAAATTTAATACTTATCGTGAAGGGTATAACTTAACTATCGGCGGTGACGGAGTTGTTAGAAATGTCTTTATCGATGTTACTCTTACCGAAAGACAAATGCGATTTGTTGAATATGTAAAAAAAGAGAACTTGAAAAAGATAAATGTAAACAATGCAAACGAGATGATCCGTTGCGTTTTGTTGAATTTGACTCAACTTTTTTTAGTATGCGATTCTAAAATTGATAAAAGAGAATGCGCTAAACTTTTATTGAAATTACATCCATCTTTTTTAAGCGAACTTTTAAAACTTAAGTTGTTTACCTTGGATGAGCTGAGGAGGTGTGTGGAATGGCGAAGTACACAGATTGGTTGACTCAAGAAGGTTTGTTGAAAATTTCAGGATGGGCTCGCGACGGTTTGATCGATGAACAAATTGCTAAAAATATCGGTGTTTCTTACTCGACTTTTAGAGATTGGAAAAAGAAATTTTCGGCACTTTCGGCAGCCCTAAAAGAAAGTAAAGAGGTTGTAGATAGACAGGTTGAAAACGCACTATTTAAATCAGCCGTAGGGTTTATTTACGAAGAAGAAACCGTGACAAATGCAGGCGATGTCGTACTTGTTAAGAAGTATAGCAAGCCGAACACAACTGCCCAAATCTTTTGGCTGAAGAATAGAAAGCGGAATCAATGGACGGATAAATCTGAGGTCGAAGTTTCTGGAACGGTGGTGTTCGCGAATGAATCAGACATACCAGATTAAGCCAAACGATATTGTTGTTGATTTACCTAAGACAGTAGGTGGTGGCTACGGTCAATTTTGGCGTTCGCGGAATTTCTACCGCGTCGTAAAAGGATCTCGTGGTTCGAAGAAATCGAAAACTACGGCTCTTAACTTCGTTGTACGGATATTAAAATATCCTTGGGCGAATTTGCTTGTGGTACGTAGATACTCAAACACAAACAAGCAATCGACTTATACAGATTTTAAGTGGGCTGCTAATCAGTTGAAGGTCGCTCACAAATTTAAGTTCAATGAGTCGTTGCCTGAAATCACAGTCAAAGAGACAGGGCAGAAGATACTGTTCCGTGGCTTAGACGATGAGTTGAAGATCACATCTATCACGGTAGATGTAGGAATACTCTGCTGGGCATGGTTTGAGGAAGCTTATCAAATCGAAAGCGAAGATAAGTTTAGTACAGTTGTCGAGTCGATCCGTGGTAGCTTGGACGCGCCCGATTTTTTTAAACAAATCACGGTAACGTTTAATCCGTGGAACGAAAGACACTGGCTCAAACGTGTCTTTTTTGATAAAGAGACGCAGAGAGCAGATACGCTGTCGCTCACAACGACTTATAGATGCAATGAATGGCTTGACGCTGTCGATATCAAACGATATGAGGATTTGTACCAAACGAACCCTAGGCGGGCTAGAATTGTTTGTGATGGTGAATGGGGCGTGGCTGAGGGGCTTGTATTTGAAAATTACAGCGTCCAAGATTTTGATATACAGGACACAATCAAACGAGTGGGAGAGACTGCTGCAGGCCTTGACTTTGGTTTCACACACGACCCGACTACATTTCCTCGTTTAGCTGTTGATTTGGATAAAAAAGAACTGTGGATATATGCAGAGCATTACGAGCATGCTATGACCACGGAAGATATTTATCAGATGATTGCTAAAAATGACATGCTAAATGCTGAAATCACAGCAGATAGCGCAGAACAGCGCTTGATAGCAGAGTTGAGATCGAAGGGCGTTAGAAGGATACAAGCATCCGTGAAGGGAAAAGGATCAATCAATGCCGGCATAGACTTTATGAAGCAATTCAAAATCTATATCCATCCATCTTGCGAAAAGACGATAGAAGAGTTTGATACGTATATCTACAAGCAAGATAAAGACGGTAATTGGTTGAACGAGCCAATCGATGCAAACAACCACGTTATCGATGCAATCCGATATGCTTTAGAGAAATATCACATCGAAAGAAAATCAACACAAGACCGCATGAAGAACGCGTCTTATTACTTCAGGAGGTAAGATTGGAAGTTAAATTTTTAAACGGCACACGTTTCGACAGTAGATCAAACGAACAATTTATGATGATGACGGAAGACTTCGAAGTCATCGAATACGGTTCTGATAACTGGATCGAGCAGTTAAAACGCTACGTGAACCGTCACAAAGCAGAACAACAGCCACGGTTAAAAGAGTTGAAGCGTTACTACAAAGGCGATAACAACATCAAGTATCGACCTGCTAAAACGGACGAAACTGCAGCAGACAACCGCATTTCTAGTGACTTCGCTAAGTACATCACCATTTTTGAACAAGGTTATATGTTGGGCAATCCAGTCGAGTACAAGAACGAAAATGAAACAATACTTGATAATATCAAAGACTTTTCTGCTAAAAACAACGAGAAAAAACACAATTCATCTATTAAGAAAGACTTGTGTGTGTATGGCCGTGCTTACGAGCTTTTGACTGTAACGAATCGAGATGGCAAGGCTTGGGTTAAGTTGTACAAGTTAAAACCAGAAGAGACTTTTGTCATTTATGACGATACATACGAGCAAAACTCGCTGATGGCCGTGAATTACTATGATGTTGATTATGGAGATAGCAAACGCAAGACGATTATCAAAGTCTATACTGCGGATCGCATCTACAGCTACGAGTGGAAGTCTACGGATAGTAATAAAATGGTGCTCAAAGATGAGCAAGAGCATTACTTCAAAGCTGTTCCGGTCAATGAGTACAGCAACAACGAGGAGCGTCTAGGTTCTTACGAATCTGTGCTGGATAACATAGACGCTTATGACTTATCACAGTCTGAGCTGGCTAATTTCCAACAAAACAGCAACGATGCTATCTTGATGATCAAAGGCAATCCGTATACAGGAGCAGAGGAAAATGACTTTTTGGAAGATGGACGAATCAATCCAAATGGTCGTTTGTATGTGTCGCAGGCTTACAAGAAAGCTCAAGTCCTCATTTTGGATGACAATCCAAATCCAGGCGGAGCCAATCCAGACGCCGGCTATTTAATCAAGTCATATGATAGTAAAGGTGCAGAAGCATACAAGCAACGACTTGTGAATGATATTTTGCGTTTTACATTTACACCTGACACGCTTGATAACAGCTTTGCTGGCACGCAGTCAGGCGAGTCGATGAAGTACAAGCTCATGGCTAGCGATAACTACAGAGAACAACAAGAAGACTTGTTTGAAGCTGGCCTTATGCGTCGTTTGCGATTGGCTGTCAATATTTGGGCAATTCAAGGAAATGAAAATACAGCATACGAACTCATCAACGAAACATCTGTAGTATTCAGTCCGAATGTTCCGCAAAATGAAAAAGAAATCGTTGAGATGATTAAGTCGTTGTATGGAATTGTCAGCGATCAGACGATTTTTGAATTGTTGAATCAAGTTACGGGTGTAGATGCTGCAGATGAGCTGGAACGTTTGAAAGAACAAGAAGCCTTAGAACAGCCTGAACCGCGACTAGAACCAATAAATGAGGTGGTCGATGATGAACAAGAAACTGAACCAAAACCATCTTGATTACTGGTCAGGTCGTTCAGACGAGATTTTTCGCTATCTAGACCGAAAAGATATTGATTTTTTTGGAGAATTAAACAAAGTCTATCAAGAGCAAGCTAATGAAATGCAAAAAGCCTTTTATGACTTTGTCAGCAAGTATTCCGAAAATGGTTCTATAAGTTATCAGGAGGCGCTACAGCGCTTAAAAGGCACTGACCTGTCAGATTATCGGGAGAACGCCAGAAAGTATCGCGAGCAAGCCGAGAAAGACCCAGAATTGCTTAAGAGATTGAATGAGCAGTATGCATCATCTAGAGCAACAAGATTAGATGCTCTGCAAATAAATATGTTCTTTCGCGCAGGGGTTGCTAGAGGACTTATTGCCGAGAAATTCGAAAGTTACTTGCAAAGAATGGCTGTGATGAGTTACAAGAAGGCTATGAGTGGTCGAGTTGGGGCAATCAACGAACCAGCTTTAAAAGAATTAGTCAAAACACCTTTTAACGGTTATAACTACAGTCAGCAATTGTGGGGCAATACAGACAATTTGGTCAAGGACTTGAAGAAAGTCTTGAAGGCTGGTTTTGTCCGTGGAGATCACCCGCGAACGATGGCTAGAGATTTAGCGCAAAAATACAAAGTAGCCAACAGCAGAGCTGAAACGCTTGTTAGGACAGATGGAACTATGATTGTCAATCGCTCTGCTATCCAACGATATAAGGACGCAGGTCTGAAATACTATCGCATATTGGTTCATCTCGACAATCGGACGACTGAAATCTGCAAAAGAATTCATGCGGAAGATAGGCGATATCTGATTGATGAAATGCAAGCAGGAGTAAATGCTCCGCCTTTTCATTTTAATTGTCGGTCTGGTGTGATACCGGACGAAGAAGAATTGAACGGAAGTGTTGAAAATAATTCGGATGAGGTGTATAATCTAAATAAGAGAGATGGAACAGCTGAGTACTACAGTAAGCGACTTTTGGATCGAATTTCAAAGATAGAGCCAAAGATTACAAGCGACATGCAACGTATTGCAAGTAAGAATGAACTGGTAGGTCTTGAATTCCGAAAGAAAACAGCTGAGTCGTTAGCTCGTAAAATCAAAACAGATAGTCAGATTGAAAATATAAGTTTATCAAAAGCTGCAGGTAAAATTAACGACGCTTTGCGATATACAACTATTTTCGATCCTGATACTTTCGAGAAAGAGTACCAGGAGATGACCCAACGTCTCATTGAAGGCGGGTATAAAATTGTAAAAGTAAAGAATACTTGGCTGATGAATGGGCCGTACAAAGGCGTGAATACAGTCCTTGAAAAGGATGGCATCAACTTTGAGATGCAGTATCATACTCAGGAAAGTTTTGAGTTGAAAAATGGTCCATTGCATGAGCTTTACGAAAAATATCGTGATGCAAGCACGTCTAATCAAGAACGCATGAAATTATTTAAGAAAATGCTTGATTTGAACAAGGGACTCGATATTCCTAGAAATATAGAAAGGGTGAAGTGATATGGAAAATATTAAATACTATCAAACAACAACGGATAATCCTCAAACGCTTCGTTTAATTGATGGTGTCATGCAAGTTTTTGATATCGAAAAAAAGTGGGTTGACAGTATTGATTGGTTTAATAAAATCTTTTTCAATGACTTCACGGATTTCGAAGAGATTTCGGAAAACGAAGCCTTTGCATACATCGGGAAAATAGTAGCAGCGTAACTTAAGCACCTAGAGTAATCTAAGTGCTTTTTTGTTGCTCAGAAAGGAGAATTTTATGAATAAATACAAGGAATTGATAGACTTGATTGAAGATAATGGCCTTGAAATACAATCGAAGAAATGTTACGACTCACAAAGTGGTTGGCATGGTGAGGAGTTATGGATT